GGATGGCATCTTGTTTGAAGGCGAGCTTCCCAATGGTGAGTGGCCTTTTGAAATCGTAGGCTTTGACGAGTTCCCGACCAGCTGTCGTGGGTACTCCATGATCAAGCAACTTAGACCAATCCAAGCAGAGATCAACCGAGCAGCATCCAGTATCGTCCAGACACAGCTTACCCTTGGTATGGACAAGATCATTCTTAGAAACGGCTCTAGCATGGAGTCAGGTGGTGAAGCCCACGGTATCAAGGCTATTCAAGTCGTAGGACAAGACCCCACAGTTATACCAGGTCGAAGTGGTGATCAGTTCGTTGGATATCTATCTGACTGTATCTCTGAGCTTTACAACATCTCCATGGTATCTGAAGACACCGTTGAAAAAGATAATGGTCAAGTAGACCCATACGGGATGCTCTTTAGAACAATCAAAGAGAAAAAGAAGTTTATTATCTGGGGTGAGAAGTACGAGAAGTTCATCAAGGCAGTCTGCAAAAAAGTGCTTAAGATGACTAAGTTCTACTACACACCAGAAAGAATAGTTCCCATTGTTGGCAGAAACGAGATGGTCAATGTCAGCGAGTGGGTAAACACTCCAGACCTATCGTACTCCATTGAGACAGAATCATCGTCAACTGATGTAGAGTCTATGATGGGTAGACAGCTGACCCTTAACCACATTCTACAATACAGCGGAGCAAACATGGCTCCACAGGATGTTGGTAAGATTCTCAGGATGATGCCCTATGTCAATAACGAGCGTCTGTTTGATGACATGACCTTAGACTATGACATAGCAACAAACACCATACTAAGGCTAGACCGTGGTGAATACGTTCAGCCTAAGCCAAACGACAACCACACTTACGTAATCTCCAGACTGGACAACAGGATGAAGTCACCAGACTTTGACTTCCTTCCGCCTGAAGTTCAGCAAGTTTACCAGCAGGTTTACCAAGAGCACAGTCAACTTCTAGCTGACGAGCAAGCCAAGCTCCAAGCGATGAAAGACGGCTTTGTTCCGACGGGTGGATACTTAGTAGCATGTGACTTCTACGTGTCTGACCCAAGTAATCCTGACAAGCTGCCAAAACGTGCGAGGCTACCATACGAGTCTCTCATGTGGCTCATGAACCGTCTGCAATCGCAGGGTATGAGTCAGCAGCAACTAGACATGATGAGTGATGCCAGCGTTGCAAATGTTGGCAGTCTCATGGGCGGGTCGCCGAATCTCCAAGGCCAGGACATTCAAGCGATGAGTCCTTTATCAACAGGGGTGCAAGCCCAACAATTACAGCCAAGCCAAGGCTAAGGAGAATTTATGACGGAAGAAAATGCAAGCCCAGCAACAGAATCAAGTGCCAGTACGGAAGCTCAAGGCGTGGCGGTTGAATCCACACCGACGACTGAACAGGTATCGCAGACCAGTGAACCCGCTCAGACAGGAAGTGCCGTTCAACAAAGCTACACGCCTAACTATGAATTTAAGGCTTATGACAAGGTTCATCAATTCCCTGAGTGGATCAGGCCGACCATTAAAGATAAGAGTCATGAGGATCAACTTCGTGACGTCTTTAGTCGTGCTATGGGATTTGATGTGCTCAAAGGAAAATACGAAAAGACCAAAGAATCTATAACTAGATACAGCGATGTAGAAAAAAAGTATTCAGAGCAGACATCTAGTTTAAAGAACTTATTGGCGCTTCGTGATACCGACCTAGGCCAGTTTATTCAAGCTGTAGGGTTAAATGATGAAATGATCATGCAACACTACAACAATGTTATTCGGGCAAAACAAGATCCCGAATTTGCTGCTCAGTACAATGCGTCACTTGAGGCTCGCCGTCAAAAGCTCCAAGCAACTCAGGAACAAGAGTCTCTCAAAGCTCAGATGGAACAGCTACAAGAGGAAAGAAACCAAATCCAATTGGAGCGCCATGTAAGCGTATTTGAGCAAACTTATCAAAAGCCAGACGTGCAATCTTTTGCCGCAATCTTTGACCAGAGAGCAGGAAAAGAAGGTGCATTTAAAGATGAAGCCATTGATATTGGAAACTACATCTACATGAAAGAAAAACGCTACGCTCCTCCGCAAGAGGTGTTTGGCTTGCTCATGCAGAAGTATGGTGCTTTCGTCGGTCAAGGACAACAGACCACACAAGAAGCCGTCGTTCCATCACAACAGGCTGCAAAAGTTTCAGCGACTATTCCTAATGTTGGGAGTGGAGCTGGAGTCAGTGTGACTAAGCCACGGTTTAAGTCCATTGATGATATTAAAAAACATTACAATAAAACTTACGGAGAATAATAAATGGCTACCACAAGAAGTTTTAATAATATGCTTCTTGAGTATGTTCACTATGACCTACTCAAGGCAGAGCATGACAAACGTAACTACCTCATGCAAAAGGTAGAGCGTGACAATTCCTGGAAAGATGGTCCACTACCAATCGCTTTTGAAGGCGGCGCAGAAAGCTCCTTCAAGCTTGGCGGACTAACAGATGAGAACGATATTGCTGAAGCAGTGTTCGTCAAAGGATACGCTCCACAACAGTCAGAGATCAGCGGGACCATGAAGTTCCACGAGAGAGACCTCAAAGAACATTCTGGAACAGGTGGAGGCGATTCTGTCTCTGAACAGTCTTTCCTTAAGAACCTAACCAAGCGTCTTGGCGGTTTCATGGACCAGATGAAAGAACTTGTTTCGACGGCTCTTTTGGCTGGGTCTCACCTTGGCAAATGCACTGCTGCTGGTACAGCTGGTGGTGTATTGGCTGTTGATCGTCCCGAGAGATTTGTAATTGGTCAAAAATTACAAGTCGTCGGTAACAGCACACTTACCTGCTATGTGGTCGCTATTGACATCAATGCAAACAAGTTGACAGTCTCGGCTACTCGTGGCGGTGCTGCTGTTGATGCTTCGTCTGTTGATCTTGGCGACAAGATTTACATTGATGGTGGTCAGACAGCTGCTAACCGATTCATTGACCTTGTTGATCAGCTTCTTCCTGCAAGTGCGGGCGGTAGTCCAACATTGTTTGGCGTCTCAAAAATCCAGTACCCATTCCTACAATCTGTAGCGATTGATGGAAGCAGCATGTCGGTTGTAAACGTCTTGGAAGTAATCTTTGACGCTTGGCAAGAAGTTATCCGCAAAGGACGTGGAACAACTGATAAGACTCTTCTCATGAGCTATAAGCACATGGGTCATGTCATGAAGCAACTTGAGAAAAACTCTGGTGCTTTCCGTCATGTTGAGACTAAAGTTTCTGCGTATGGTTACACAGAGATTACCGTGGCGGGGGCCAAAGGCGTTGTTAAACTTGCTGCGGTCCAAGAGATGCGTGATGACGTTATGATCTTTATCGACTGGTCTGCTTTGAAGTTCCACACAAATGGTGACTTCTACATCCACAAAGACCCAGAAGGAAAAGCCTATCACACGTACCGCACTACGCAGGGCTATTATTATCTGACGGATATTATTTTGAGGGGCGCTCTCGTGGTCCATAGTCCTTGGAAGATGGGCATCATCCACTCGATTCCTTAATTCACAGTTCCTTGTTCACGGGGGCTGCCTTCGGGCAGCTCCCATTGAGGTAAAATCATGAAAAGTCAAACAGCCCTACTTACTACTGGTCTTCATGAGTATGTCAAACAAAAGATGATGTATGACGATGGTGGAAGGCTTATCGCTGTTTACGAAGCAAGAACAGAGGCTCAAGATGGAGAGCCTGCACTTCTTACCACGTACACTTATTACGGAACAAGTAATCGTGTTGATGTAATGAAAGAAGTTGAATCCGAATGGGTTGGTAGTTGGGGGTAAGCGGTGAGCATATTTTCACACAGCAGACATAGAGTATTTAGCCAAGCGCAACATCCATTTACTCACAACATAGAGGATATCGTCTATTCTCATCCGTCTGTGACTGGCTCTGTTACTACTTTGGCACAGGCAATGAATCACCTGTTTGCTGTTCTATATCCGACTGCAAAAGAAGCTGTACAGACAAAAGCTGACCTACCAACAACAGGTAACTCCATTGGAGATATGCGTGTTGTTATCAATGACAACGACAATAAAAGTGCAAGCTATCGCTTCGAGTTACGTGAAGGCGATGCAGCACCAGGCAAATGGTACAAGATATATGACCTTGATTTTTCGTCAGACTCCATACTTGCAAGCTGGCAGAACGTAACACAAGATCAATACATACAAAAACGTGGACGTGATGATACCGATGAAAACGGCCTACCAGTCTCAGGAGTTCTCGCTGGACAGTCTCTGTGGGGTGGAAAGTCTGCAAATACTAACCTTAATCTCTATGCTAATAGCGGTGACGGTAATGGTCCGTCTACTGGTCATATTCAGCTTGGAGACAACACTAGACCTATTGGAGACAATCAGTGGTCTTTGGGTGAGGTTGATAGCCGCTTTAAAGAAGTACACTCGCTAAAGAGTGTTGTTGATAAGATATCTATTTATGATGACTTTATAGAAAGCTCAAGTGGCGTTATAGAGTTTGGTAGCTGTGATCTACTTACGGGTGGTCACATAGAGGCTACACATATTTTGGCTGAAGACATCCCTAGTCAGTTAGCGTCTGGGACTATCATCGGTGATTTGTCATTGGGTGACGGATATGTCATCAGCGACGGTGGCACAATTAGTTTTGGAAGCAATCGCCTTGTAACAACGGGTGACGCTAACATCGGCAGCTTAAATCTAACAGGCAATCAGATCGACTCGGATAACAATGTCATCGACTTCAATGCCAATGACCTTGTTGACGTAAACTCTCTTGATGCTTCACTTGGTGTCTTTGATGCCTTGGAGATAGGTATCCCCAATAACATTCTTGAGATTGGGACTGATGGCAATATTTCAAAAGCAACTCATCTATCAATATCAGCTCAAAGCCTATCGGTGTCATGTAATACCGATTTGTTGGCTGGTCTTGATGTTGTTCAAAGTATAGCAGCTGGTGGGTCTATTAAGTCGTCAGCAAGCTTAATCGCTACTGATGTCAATGAAGCCAAGTACACTAGCCTTGAAGGTGGTGACTTTGGTAACAGGCTCACATCTATCGGAAATACTTTAGATATCAACGCAGCACTTGGTATCGTCGTAGACACGCCTGTAATAAAGCCTGTCGGTATAACATCTGACCTTGGTGATCCGGTACAAAACTTTAGAGACATTTATTTCCACGGTTCTCTAGCCTTGGAAAGTGGTACAGCTTTAGACCAAGAGAAGCTTGAAAGCCTTAGAAACATTCTTGTTAATAGTAATGGTAGCCCTGCACAAGACGGTGACACACTGTTTTGGAGTTCGGCTCAACAGTGCTGGTTTGCAGACCATCCAGACACCGAGATAACGCATAGCCAAATATCAGGGCTTAGTAACGATGACCATCTGCAATATGTCAAAAACACTGGTAGACCTGGTGGACAGGTTGTTTATGGTGGTAACAGTCCGACGGCCAATCTCGTTTTATCCGCAACTATTCACCCTGTTAAAGGACTTGTTCTTTTTAGAGACGTACTAGCGCCTGAGACTGATGGAACCAATCTCGGTACAGATACCAGACAAATCGGAGACTCGTACCACAAGGGTCAAGCTATCGGCCTACGTGCTGAGAATACCACCACAGTTACCTTACCTAGTGCCTCGGCTGCAAAAGCTGGGCGTATTGTCTATGACGCTACTGCTAAGACAATCCTAGTGGATGATGGTGGAACATGGCGTCGATGCGGTGCAGAGAAGTCTATTGTCCAAGACGACCTTTATTGGGACGGTGTTCAAAAGACTAAAACCTACACAATAGGCACATCTTTACAAGACGCCACAAAAGCAATCTGGGAGTTCAGCTTAACATCGACCGGTGAAAAGCTTTATCCAACCATCACACGAACATCTACACAGGTAACAGTAACCTTTAAGGCTGCTCCTCCAGCAGCTAGTTATACATTGATAGGAGTAGCTTAATGTTAGTCTACAGTGATTTGATTGCAGCAGGACTTGAGGAGTTAGCAGCAGACCCGACTACAAGTCTATTCTCTGGTCGCATGTATAGAAACACGACCACTGGTGAGATGAAGGTTTATACAGGTTCATCTTGGAAAACCATGGTGGACCTTGATACCACTCAGACGCTTACTGGCAAAACAGTACAAAACTCGTTGGCTACTGATGTTGACGTAAAGTTCCCGACAGCGGGATCATCGTCCAAAGAGCTTCAAGTACCAAGGCTTAGCACGACTGAAAGGCTTGCAATATCAAGTCCGACTACAGGGCGTGTTGTTTTCGACACAACGCTGAACAGCCTCTTTGTGTACAATGGTTCAACCTGGGCACCTGCTGGAGGCGGGGCTACACTTAAGGCAACAATCACTAAGCCAGGTCACGGACTTACAGACAGTGACGCAGGTGCACCTCTTTACCTAAGCGGTTCAGATTATGTCAAAGCTAGAGCTGATGCTGTAAACACATCTGAAGTGGTTGGTCTGTTCGAGTCGAGAATAGACAACAACACATTTATCTTGGCAATGGCAGGAGATGTAACGGTAGACGTAAGCGTAAGTGGCGCAGCACTTGTGCCTGGTACAACTTACTTTCTAAGTCCAAGTGTAGCCGGAAAGATAACAGCTACTGAACCTACCGTTGTTGGTCAAATGAGTAAGCCCGTTGGTGTAGCAAAAACATCGACTGTGCTTGAGTTTATAAATATGAGAGGCACGGTTGTCGGTGGCTCTAATGTCAGGACCACAATCCCACTAGCTCAGACTACAACCAATACAGTTCAAGACGTATCAGCATACGAAGCTGGTGAGTTATCTGGGTGGGTTTCGATTGCAGCAATGACGCCTGTAAAGTTTTACGTTCAGGCACAGTTCAGTAAAAACGGAGCAGGTACAGGATATAACCTAAGCTACCAAGTGTCTGGAGATAATCCACCGGCTGGTCTGTCTTTAGCAATTACTAATGATGGTGTTATTCAGCTTGTAATGCCAACCATATCTGGCTTTGCTTCAGCTAGTATAAACTATGCTTTAAATTCTCCAGCTGTAGGAGCTACACTGCCTCTTAGCCTAGATGCAAACCTAATCGTCGGTGACACCAATCCAGTAGGTACATTGCTTGACTATGCTGGAACAACAGCACCAAGCGGATACCTAATGTGTGATGGTCGTCAGCTAAGTACGTCTGGATTGTACGCTAAATTATTTGCCGTTATAGGCTACTCGTATGGTGGAAGTGGAGCGAACTTCAACATTCCTGACTTTAGGGGAATGTTTGCCCGTTACAACGATGACATGGGCACTGGAGCAGCAGGTCGAGACACATCCGCTAGGAACGCTGATAAGTCTCAGGGACAATCTACGGCAAGACCTACTAATGGTTTTACTGGAACAATATCTGGAACGGCTGCTTCAGCAGGAGCGCACTCTCACTCTATTACACATAGACTTTGGTATACATATAGCTCAGGAGCGCAAATAGCATGGGTACAGGATAGTTACACAGGTGCGCCTCAAACAACAAACAACACAAACAGCGCCGGTGCTCACACTCACTCCGTATCTGGAACATGTAATATTACCGGCGGCGGTGATGCCGAGACTAGACCTGTCAACTTGTCTTGCAACAAAATCATTAAATTCTGAGGTAACATATGCCTAACGTAAGTCTATTAACAAGTGGTATTGGAGATGTAAACCAGGGAGGATCATTAGTCCCTACTGGTACGGTCTTTGCATTTGCTGGTGCTACAGCTCCGGCAGGGTGGTTACTATGCGACGGTACAGCTTACAACCAAGCAGACTACGCTTCTTTATTTTCTGTTATCGGTTCTCTTTATAACACCCAAACAAACCCGACAACCAATGCCGCATGGGCAACACCGTCAGCTGGTCAGTTCCGTGTTCCTGACTATCGAGGTGTATTTTTAAGAAGCTCTGGTCAGGCGTCTGGTCAAACGGCTGTTAGTGTTGGTGGTCATCAATCTCAGGCTACTGCTAGACCTACCACAAATTTTACAGGATCAATTTCTGGTACAGCAGCATCAGCAGGAGCACACGCCCACTCTTTTACAGCATATGATGATGAAAGATCACCAAGCAGTTTTGCAGTAGGTGGAGCGGTTGGAAATGCTCAAACAATAACAACGAGCACAGAGCCAGCGCATACTCACTCTGTATCAGGGACTTGTAATATAACAGGTGGTGGTGACTCAGAGACAAGACCGACTAACAAAGGCGTTCTATATATCATTAAAGTGTGATTGTGATGGCTGATCAAAAACAATTTGGCCTGAGAATATGGTTCGACAAAACATCTGGCCGTTATTTGTATAAAGATGAGCATGGTGAAATACGTGAGTTTATTGGAAACACATACATTACACCTGACGTTGAGAGTGTTGATGGCGGAGCTGCTACAACGGTTTTCGTAGGTAATGAGCAAATAGACGCTGGTGGTGCTTAGTAATGGCAGTTAAACTGCAAATTAGACGTGACACGGCTGTAAACTGGACCACAGCTAATCCGCTTATATCGCAAGGTGAAATCTGTTTTGAGATTGACACATACAAAGTCAAGATCGGAACAGGCTTAGTTCACTGGAATGATCTACCATATTTTGCTGCTACACCAACAGCTTCAGCTTACATCGTAAATAGTACAGCAGGTAACGAGACAACAAAGGCTGCAAGTGTTGCGGCTATGAAGTCATACGTTGCTGCACAGATTGCTGCCAATGCTCCTAAACAAGTTGTCGAGTACATCACGCTGACATCTACAAACATTACAAACAAATCTGTCACACTCATGCACACGCCAAAGTCGTCGTCAGATGTTGTCTTAGACATCATAGGCGGCGGTCCACAAGAATATTCACAAGACTACAGCGTTACAGGCACGTCACTTTCTTGGAGTGGAAAAGCACTCGATGGTACTCTCACTGTTGGAGAACGCCTTCGCGTTATTTACTCCCACTAAGTCTCTAAACACAAACTGACGGAGAAGAAAGAATGGCATTTTTAAAGGGTAAGTACGTCCAAAGTTCGTCTTTGGATGGAAGTAAAATCAAGCTAAAGAATGGTGAAGCACTAAAAGGAACAAAGGCCGACGGTTCAGAAAAGGATATAGTCAAGGTCAATGCTCAGGACAAAGTAGAGTTTCCTGAAGCACCAGTCGTTGCGCTAGACCCACAGACAGATAATGAGCTTGCAAGAAAAGCTTATGTCGATGCTCAACGTGAAGCTGCGAAATCTCATGCTGAGTCAAAAGACGCTCTGTTAAAGTCAGACCTAGAAGCTCAACTAGCAAATGAAGCGTCTGCTCGTGCATCAGCAGACACAGCTCTTGACGCTAGAATCGAAGCACTTGAAGAAGACACCTCAAGCCGTGACTATGTTGATCAAAAGATTGCAGAAGAATCAGCGGCTCGTGCAGCTGAAGATGCTCTCTTAGATGGCAGGCTTGACGCACTCGAAGCTGATCCAGTTACAAAGGCATACGTTGATGCTGGTGATCAAGCTGCTAAGGATTATGCTGACCAGAAAGTTGCTGACCTTGTAAACTCTGCTCCAGAGGCACTTGATACTCTTAAAGAGCTTGCCGATGCTATTGCTGCTGGTGAGACTGTAAGCCAAGGTCTTTTGACTCTTATTGGTCAGACAGATGATAAAGTCGATGAAGAGATTTTAAATCGTCAATCAGCTGATCAAGTCCTCGATGACAAAATTGATCAAGAGATTTCTGACCGTCAAGCTGGAGACGCTGCTCTCGATGCAAGACTTGATTCTTTGGAAGCTGCTCCAAGCCCTGTCGTCAATAGCATGGCTGGTAGTCAAACTGATAAAGCACCTTCGGTTTCTGCTGCTAAGGCTTATATTGACGCTATTGGCATGGGTCAAACTAAGTATGTTAGCGTTGGCGGATCGGACGCAAACCAAGGAACACTTGCTAAGCCTTATCTGACAATTGCAGCAGCACTGGCTTCCATCACAGACGCTTCTCCTACTAAGAGATACGTCGTTCGTGTTGGAGCTGGAAACTTTGTTGAGTCAGCTGTTGCTTTGAAAGCTAACGTGTTTATCGTTGGTGAGAGCGAAAGGGCAACTAGGATCACAGGAGCACTTTCGCTGGCATCGGATTTCACAGGCAGTTCTGATCACAGGTCTGGTCTTGTGAATTGCACAATGCTTTCGACGTGTAACTTTGACCTAGCTGCTGTTACATCCAATGCTGGTAAAATTTACGGTGACAACGTATTGTTCAACAGTGCCGTGACCTTCAATGGTTACAGCACCATAAGCCAAGGGTTCATGAACAACTGCTTGTTCTTTGGTGCCTATACACAAAATGGTCACAATCAGACTGCAAGAAACTGTGTCTGGTATAGCACAATCACCTTAAACCCTGTTGCTACGACGGTTCCTAACCATACAGCTATTTATGGCGGTCTTGAGATTCAAGGTGGAAGTTTTGGCGATGTTACTCTAAACACTCCAAACAACCGTGGTGAACAAAAGGTCACGATCAAAAACGGCGTAAGTCAGGGCAGGTTGACTATCAACGGACCAAAAGGCTATGCGTTTGTAACGCCAACTTTTACTAAGTCCAACATCGTCACCACTGATGGCGGTAGGTTCTTTAGATATTCTGACGCCTACACGATGTCATACTCTTCTTCAGAAGGTGCATGGTGGGGTGATTGGACATCTGAGATCAATGGTTCTCCTGTCTATCCTGACGACGTTTTGTCGGCTCTCGATTGGTTGGCAAAAGGTCACTATTACAGACATTGGTATGAGAAAAACTCGGTCATCCACGCAGATGGTTCGAGAGCAATGGAAGCCGATCTTGGTGTTGGTGGAAATAAGGTCGTAGGCTTAGCCGCTGGTACAGCCTCAACCGATGCTGTAAACAAGGGTCAGCTTGATTCGGCCATTGCAGCTATACCACCTGTTGACTTGTCTGGCTACGACACAAAAGCAGAAGTCGATGCTAAGGTGGATGCTGCCAAGCAAGAGATCATGGGTGGCATACCGAGTGCAACACTCGACACCATTGCTGAGATCGCCGCTGCTTTGGAGTCTGAACAGTCTGCTACAGGTTCAATCCTAAGCACACTTGGACAACACACCACTCAGCTTTCGGCACTAGAGGCTGGACTTGCTCAGGAGCTTTTAGACAGAGCTGCTGCTGATACAGCACTTCAAGGTGAGGTTGATGCTGTTGAAGCAGGTCTTGCGCAGGAGCTTTTAGATAGAGCGGCTGCTAATGCTGCTTTGCAAAGTGAAGTTGACGCATTAGAGCAAGCATTAGCTGATGAAACGGCTACAAGGGCTGGCGTTGACCAATCTCTTGGATCTGCTTTAAATGCGGCTGATGACAGGCTTAATGCTTTGGAAGCAAGGCCACAACTTCGTTATCAGAAGCAAGTCTTTGCCATGACTGCACAAAACATTGCTGATGGTTATGTAGACTGCGCCTACCTTGCAGCTCCAATGAGCATGGTTCTTTACGTCGGTGGCTTGGTCCACTTTGAAGAAGAAGACTACATGCTGTCTGAGGTTTCAGGGAAAACAAGAATTACCTTTATGGGTGATCTCGTAGTTCCATCTGAAGGAGCATTGCTTGAAGGTGACATGGTAAGAGTCCAGTACATGACTGCTGAAGCCGCTGGTGGCGGTGGAGGCGGTGGAGGCGGTGGAGGCGGTGGAGGCGGTGGAGGCGGTGGAGGCGGCGGTGAATTGCTAACTCCTGTGGCAAGCTACGGTATTATGCAACCTCTTAATACGCCTGAAGACGCTTTTCAGAACATTATGATTGGACCTGGACCGCTGTTTCCTGAGTCTTCGACTGTCGCAGTTTATAGGGCATCTGACAACACTCCCGTCAATTGTCTTACGCTGATTCCACAAGTCAACGGTGAGGCTTTTCTTCCCGTTGAACGGCAGTCGTTTGCTGATCCGAATGGCCAGAGCATGATGGATGTTGGTGACGGTCAAGGCGCACAGCCCTATGTCAATATCCGCATCGAGATAACAAACACTGGAGGCACTGCCACTGTTTACTCGGATACAAAAGTCATAATGCCATCTGATGTTTGACTAATTTTATTACTAAGAGGTAAACGCATGAAAAAGCCACCTGTACCACAACCTCGTCCTACTCAAGACGAAAGACCATCAGCTCCACAACCAATGGAGCCATAAACAAAACAAGGCGTGGGGTGTAAAAGCCCCATGCCTTTTCTTTTATCGAGTGACGCTATGTATAAATATCTGTTGATAATACTCCTGTGTGTTTCCTGTCAAAAGCCTATCCATAAACCTGTTCCCTCTGTACCAATCGAAAAAACAAAAGCAGAACGTCTGGCTGAGAAAAAAAATAAATACCTATCTCTTCAGTCAACAGCTTTAGATAAAGACGGATGGCCGACAACATATAGCCCTTGTGATGCAGTTGGTTTTCTTGCCTTGTGTAAGACAGCTGGTGGGTGTCAAAAAGCTGACTTCTTTGATGCTGAGCAAGGCCCAGGTCTATGGCAACGTAACCAACATAAAAACTGTGTCGAGCTAGGCCAGTCAAAAACGTCCATCAGTAAAGATATGCTCATGATGGGTTTTCTGTACGGTGTATACGGTATGGATAAGCAGACGGCCATTGGCTACTTCTACAGGCTTGAAGAGTACGGTAAGGCTAATGACTGGGTGATGGGTTATCCAAGCGAAACTATTGATCATCTAGCTCGTGTCTACATGACGCCTACGATGACACTGACTTTATACAACATTATCGAATGGCTCACACAAAAGCCTCAGACCCAAAAGATGGAAGGTGTACAGAGAGTGCCTCGTGGATACCAGGCTCACTTGCGTGTGATTGACATCATGATTCAAGGAAAGATCAATGATGGTATCGATGCTGTGCAGATGAAAGACCTAAACGAGCTACATGACCGTGACCCTCAAAATGCCCTATATCAAGCCGTTTTTCACAGATGGAGGGATGGGGAGATGGGTGAGGTAGCTGATATACTTTTGGATGAAAAACTGTTTCCTTCCGACCATTTACCTACTTCTGCTGATAGATGTGAAGCATACCTGTGGCAGCGGGATCAAGGCAAAGACTGGGATGGTTGTGATGAAGGTCACACTCACGACGGTATAGATTTTCTATTTGCTTACTGGGCAGCGGGGTTTGAATGATCACACTACGATATGGAAGAAAGAAGCCCGAAAATGGCAATAAGGGTAGCCTTGTATTTTCAGCTTTAAGTACGAACATCGATCTTGATGATGCGCACGAGCATAACGATGTAAACTCTCCGAAGATCAAATCGTTTAACCTCAACAAAGGTACTCGCTCCATAGCACAAGTTGACTATACACAAGACCCTGATTCGGGGTGGTATTACGCTGTAGTCCCGATGCCAAGTGGTTATAGCCTTGATACATGTAAGCCTTACTTTTTTTGCGTCGGTGGAGACTACGGTGGAATGGCTGTTACTCCAACCTGGCTTCGCAATGGAGACCCTTTTAACCTTATTGTTTGGATGCCTGTAGCTCAACCCTTGTCAATGGTCTGTGTCTAATGCCAGATTTTAGAATTGATGATTGGTCAGGTGGCGTAACTGACAACTATCTTAATGCTGAACCAAAGTCTTCCCAGCGTTGTGACAATCTTTTAATTGATAGAAACGCTAAGCTATTTTTAAGACATGGCTCAGTGATTGAGTCCTCTGCTTTTCCAATGACACAGCTTGGTAATACAAGGATTAATAGGCTCGTCGGCTTAAAGAAGCGTGACGGTACGTTTAAATATTTCAAGGTTCAAGGTCGTCGGATGTTTGCTATGACAGGCGTAGGTCCGTCTGGTCATGAAGAAATAAGAGGCCCAGCCTCCCGCCCGTTCTTTACAAATGGTGGCCCTACAAGTCAGATTAACTATGATGAATGGAATGACCATATCATTGCTTGTGTGGCTGATTCAAGCGGGATCTATGCAAAGCCTACATTAGCTTATTTCCCCGAAGACAGCTCATTGCCAATGGGTGTGAACTGTGGACTGCCTGGCTTAAACAACACACAAGTATCAGCGGGTGGTGTCGGTAATTTGTATACATATTTTATTCACTACGTTTACAGGTACACGGCTGGTGACGTTCAGTTTGAGATGCGAGGACCAACCACATTGCTACAAACTGAGTCGGTAGTAATGGATGGTGCTGCATCAATAAACTTATATTTTGATGCTTTCCCTACAGATAGTATCACTGACAACTACGATATCGAGAATGTACAGCTTCGTATCTTTAGGACTTTGGCTAATGGTCAAGTCGGATACCATGTAGGCGATATCGACTGTCTACTTGAGACATACGAGGACTTTGCCGCTGATACAGATATCGAGAATGGTGAGACTGTATATACGCTTGGCGGGGTGAATGATCACTATGAGGTTCCCCAAGCTAAGTTCGTTACGATCGTCAATGGTATCGCTTGGTACGCCAATATAGTTGACCCATACACGGATCAGCCTAAGAAGTTTAGAGTCCAGCAGTCAATAACGTCTACACCATACAGCTGTCACCCGTCACATTTTGTCGATGTTGAAGGCGAGATTGTAGGGATATCAAGGTTTGCCTCGTATCCCATAGTCTTTACAGCTGACCGTATCTATCGGCTTGAGGGTAACTTTAACGCTGACGGATCAGGCTATATAAGAGCTAGGGAGCTTGGAGCGGCTAGTGGTTGTGTTGGACATAACAGCATAGTGAGAACTCCAGACGGTGTTTATTACGCTGGTCAAGACGGCTTTTATATTACTGATGGTCAGTCGGTTAGAAAGATAAGCCGACACCTAGATCAGACTTATCCTACCTTTGTCAGAAGCCAAGCTGTCAAAGAGAACCTGCATGGAGCTTTTGACGAGATCAGTGGACGTGTCTACTGGACAGTATCAAGTGGACGTTATGGCAATGAGTGTGACCAAGTACTGGTGCTTGACCCTTACTGGGGACAAAGCGACACCATGACCTTTACGACCATATCAGGTGGGGATAACTGGACTTGTACGTCTCTGCTTTTCTACCGAGATATCTGGCACAGGGCTAGTGCACAAGGGTACACCTACATACACTCTACTGATGCCTATACTGACCCATATGAGGATGAAGCGGCTGATGCTGTCACGTGGTCAGATCGAGCTGTCATGTTTGATTGGACAAGTGCTGCTGTCAATTTTGGCACAGACGTTAATAGGAAGTGGGTATCGCAAATGATATCCGTCTTTAAGAATGAAACAAATATCAGTGTCTCTCCATATAGCTGTAATGATGCCAGTGGTGACTTCAGAGAGATGAGAGAAGTCCGCTATAGGGGTAACTTAAGCTGGGGACAAAGCGACTTTGTATGGGGATCGGAAGAGTTTATATGGAATGACAGCGGTAATATTATCGCTAAAAGAAAGTTCCCAGCCGGTACGCTAAGGTGCACCCACAAGCAGGTAAAATTCACAAATGCAAAAACCGTTATCATTCGTAGTGACGATTATGCGCCTGCTATTATTAATAGCGATAACAAGACGGTATTGCTGTCTAATCACCCTGTTGACTCTTGGCCTAACGAATTAGTTGGCTACTCCATAAAGTTTAGTGGAGACAATTACACAGCTGAGTTTCCAATCAGGTCGGCGACTGAAGACACTCTTATCGTTGATGACGTTCTTGGGATACTTCAAACAGGTTCGTTTGAGTGGGAAATCGTAGGCTACCGCAAGGCTGAAAAGTTCATGCTAAACGCAGCAACATTGCAGTACGAGATGTTTGGTGAAAGTCACCCTGGCTTTGCTAAGTCTGATGAGGGTGGTAATGCCTAGACTAAACCTAGACACGTCTGCTATCGAGGATCAGGCAACAGCCCTTGCTTTCAATAAGCTCATGGACCAGACAGAACAAAACCCGTTTTCCACATTAGACGGGAAGATCATAAAGTTTAAAGTCAAAACAACAACATCAAGCGAGCCTGTGGTTCTTTATCATGGCCTCGGTTACACACCTAACATGGCTTTCTCGATGGGGATAGTGTCAGAGGATTACGTCGGTCTGACGTTCTCTCCAGTGGTTGATCACCAAGACACCAATGACAAGACGCTTAAAGTGATTGTCAGCTTTCCTTGTAACGTGGAATTGGTCATGTTTGTAGGGAGGTCTGCATGAAGCTTTGGACCTATGGGGAAGCGTCAAGTAAAATTAGCCAAG